CGGGGGTTACGTTGCCATGTGCAATCATTGACTTCATGGTCTTTGCTCGGTTGAGGGCTTTGCCTCGAGAGAATTGTGATGTACTCATTGTTGAGAGGAATTGTTGTGTTTTAGGGATTGGATTCCGTGTTACAACAAACACGCGACTATTCATCCACTACTACACAAGTTAATGTGTTCTCCTTTGTAGTCTGTCGGCATTTACTCTTATTCAGAGACTTAGCACGCAATTGAAGCGATTTTGGGAGATGAGGTAATGAACCCAATGGGTAGTTATAGAAAGCTTACCCAGGCTGTGGTTTTCCGAAATTGAGTCCTACACCCAACAAGGCGTGTAGGGAGCTGGTGGAATGTTTTCCCATCCAGCCGAAACTTTAAACTCAATAGGGTTATCCATCTTGTTGTTCAGGGGGATTAGGGAAAGAGGTATTGGTACCTCCCAGTCCATTTGTATGACATGGGGGAGCCTAGCGTCAAGTTCAAATTCTCTTCGGAGTTTAGGGAACATTCGGCGGAAGGCTTGATACATCTTTTTGGGGGGAAGTCTACATGCCATTTCTGGCTTCTCTGGATCTTCGATCCGAGGTTGGAAAAGTAGAGGTTCCGAAATTTGAGTTGTATAAGATTTATAACTCGGATTACTCCAAATAAACCTAGTACGCTTTGTCTGCCATCTATACGGCTTACGGGATACATTCTCCGCGTATAGACAAATTCTGAAGGGGTTAAGGCCCCTCCGCAACCTTCGCGAGATACACCCTTGAGTGTAATTCGCCCAACTCCTTTGAAAGTGAGTTAAACTGAAGTCTAACTCCTTAGGAGGAAGGAAGCCCAAGCCACCATGGTCTCGGGGAATAAACAGATTAAACTCACCATCGTTCGTTATCTCCTTAATTTCATTACTAAAATAATGTATAAAACGCTGGTGGGTCCGTACAGGATTACAAGAGGTATGAACAACCTCGTTGTAATAATCTTGAGTGGGGAGAGCTCTAGTTGAGTCTCGTCCAGATTTCTTGGACTGTCCGGTCAATAGACCTACGTTCAAAAATCCAACAGGGGAAAATCCACCGTTTGATCTCCAGTAAGCCTGGGAGTTGACTGTACATATTCTTGTATGTGTGTAGTTCTTTCCTAGTGAAAGATTAAACCCAAGATCCGCTATACAATCTTTCCAAATTGCATAGTGCTCATCATTTGAGGGGAAAAGGATATCATCACCGTTGATCAAAGTCCGTAAGGACCCTAATATCTGGTG